AGTCGATAAGAAAAGAAAAGCTGCTGGCCTGGACAAGAAGTAAAAATCAATATTATTATAATTATTTAAGGAGTTTATAAATGACCACTCAAAATAAAGAAATGGTAATCGGTGATGTTGTGAAATGGGAACTGCCACATGAATTGGCACGGACTAAAGTTCATATCACCAATATTCCCGGTGCATCAGTTGGCCTCGTTGTAGGTGAGATTCTGGAGCCGGGTGGAGCAGTAGCACAGGTTCATACGTTTGCCGCAATAGCTTCTGCTCCTTTAGCAGATGGTGGAACCTATAAGTTGGGTTACAAAGGTCAGTGGACGACAGCTATGGCTTGGAACGAAACTCTTGGAAATGCGAAAACCGCTTTCGAGGCGTTAAGTACCGTAACAGATACTATCACCTTTAGTGCTGAACCTTGTATTACAGGTTCGACTGGGACATGGGCGACTGCTGGAAAGAAAGCAAAGATTAATGTTGATGCCAGACTTCTGCTTGATGGTGCTCTCGATATGGACGGCTCTACTTTTCCGGTAACGACTGGTGGTTCGGTTGCTGCTTCGAGTGCGAAGATTATTGCAACTGGAGCAAATGCTGATTACATCCTGTTGGAAAAGGTCACACTTACTGATTTGCAGACCGAGTTGAATATCATGCGAACTGTGATTTCCAAGGGTGATTGCATTGTCGATGGTGATAACCTGTTTGCTTTGGCTGCTGAATTGGCAGGGTCTAAGGCGGCTCTTGTAACTCGTGGCATTACAATCAGAACTGAGCCGACACTGTATCAGTCTGGAATACCGACAAGCTAAGATAATCATAAAATTAATATTATAATTTATTTAGGAGTTTAACTATGAATGTTCTTGATATTTTCAAAGGCGATGCTTTCAATGTTACTTCGTTGACAGACGCCATTAACAATGTCCCCCATAAGCCAGCAAGACTTGGGGAATTGGGATTATTTACAAGTAAAGGCGTTGCGAACCGGTCAATCATCATCGAGGAGCGGGATGGTGTGTTGCAGTTGCTCGTCTCTAAGCCTTACGGTGCTCCTGCTGATGTCAGCAAGAAACAGGACCGTAGAGCCAGGAACTTTCTTATCCCCCATTTTCCATTGGATGATACAGTTCTCGCTGCGGAGGTTCAAGGTATCAGAGCTTTCGGTAGCCAGAGTGAGACCGAGGGTGTAGCACAGGTAGTTACAGATAAGATTGGTGTTATGCGTCAGTCCCATGAGGTTACGCTGGAATGGCTGCGTATCGGAGCTATCAAGGGTGTTGTGTTTGATGGTGACACCACGACCGTTCTTTACAATTACTTCAACGAGTTTGATGTTCACAAACAAGCTGATCAGGATTGGGATATGGGCACTGCTGGAACGGCACAGCCCCCGAAGATTATGGCTGCTCTTCGTTTGATTGAAATAGCTCTTGGTGCAATGCCTTTTGATCATATCCATTGTCTGATGGGTAATACTTTGTGGGATGAGTTTATCGTCAATACCTCGGTCAAGACAGCTTACGAGCGTTGGTCGGGTGGTATGGATGGACAAGCCGGTGGATTTTTAAGAAGCGATATGCGTAAAGGCTTCTGGCTTGGTGGAATGTTCTTCGAGAACTATCGTGGTCAGATTGCTTCGACCAAATTTATTGGTGATACCGAAGCTCGTATATTCCCAGTCGGAGCGACTGGACTGTTCCAGACAATAAATGCTCCTGCTGATTACATCGAGACGGTGAATACGATTGGGCTTCCTTTCTATGCCAAGCAGGAACGGATGGCTTTCGATAGAGGTATTAGCATTAACACTCAGTCGAATCCACTGTGTATTTGTACGAAACCCAGAACTCTAATCAAGTTGATTGGATAAGGGATATGGCTCATCCGATACAAATTGGTGATACGAAAATAGACATTACTTCAGTGGCAAATGCTGTGGCAATTTATAACATCACAGTGGATGTGATTCGGAACGCCACCACTGTTACTTCTCTGGGAAATACCCTGACACCAACAACAATAGTAAACGATATGCCGTGTGCGATAAAATGGACGAGTGGCAAAGAGAGAATGATGTTTACTAAGCAAACACATTTTCTCGATGCCGTTCTCCGTTGTAGAGTCCCGGCAGGTGTCACTATTGTGGGGTCCGACATCATCGAATATGCCGGTAAGCGATATGAAATCGTGGATGTTGTTGATTTCCGAAACTTAGGGACTCTGTTGGTAATCGGATTGAGGAAAGTCGAGTGAAAATAACCGATAACACAGCTAATGTATTGCGAGAAGCCCAAAGAAGAGTTTCCACAGGATTAGAAGAGATTGCACCAGATATTGTCAGTATGGTCAAAATGTTAGTAATTGTAAAATCGGGAGATCTTCAAGGAAGTATTGGTGCGGAAATAACTGATAAAAAAGTTACCGTAGGTTCTCCCTTGGGTTATGCTGCCAAAGTAGAAAGAGATAATCCTTATTTACGTCCTGCATTGGAAGCTAATATAAGAAAACTCAAAAGGATATTCAGAGCATAATGAAATTATTTCCCATAGCATCTATTGGCGGTAAGGTTTATGTGACAGATGAGGGTACCTCTGTACCTTCTGGTGAAGCCGATGGTTACATAGGGGTTACTATAATTGATGGAACGCCAAGAATTTACTTTGCTGTCGGAGGTGCAATGCACTATACTGATGGTACTACGGTTGTTGTAGTGCCTATAGAAGCTGGTACGGTGATGGGGCTTTGGTTATTCTGGGGAACTTACGCATAATGAAATTATTTCCTATAGCGGCTATTGGTGGTACGTGTGTTGTAACAGACGAGGGCACTTCCGAACCTTCCGGTAAGCCAGATGGCTATGTGGGTGTTGCTGTAATTGGTGGACAAGCAAGAATATACTTTGCTGTTGAGGACATGATGTATTTCACCGATGGTACTGTAGTTGGTGTGGTTCCCATAGCGGCAGGTATGCCAATGGGACTTACATTGGTTTTCACGTATGCTGGCCCTTAATAGATTAAGGAATATAGAATGTCAGATGAGATAACACATAATTATACATCAGGCCTTAATCTTTATGCCTGTCGTTTCCTACAGAATGGGGATGTGTTTATTACTGATGGTTCTTCCTCAGAAGATTGGGGTACGGCAGGACACGGTGCAGATGTATATGATGTGGAAATGACAGAGGAATCTGTCAGTGGTCACTATAAAGCATCTTTTGACCTTTCTGCCAATATTGGTGCTGGTATCTATAACGTAACTGTTTATAAACGCTTGGGGGGAAATCCCGCAAACGGTGATACACCACTTGCTCAAGGGGAGATAGTTTGGAACGGTACTGATGAAGTAAGTGTACCATCTGAGGATATTGTCGAAGGGACATTAACACAAAAAGAGGCAATGCGTTTATTGTTGGCTGTTTTAACTGGCTTAACGTCTGGTGGTGGTACAGACACATTGACATTTAGGGACATTGGAGATACAAAGGATAGATTAGTTGCTACTGTAGACCGTGATGGAAATCGTACTTTCATAATTAAGGACGTATCATAATGTATGGTTATTTCCCCCGCTATTTTTGGCAAGTATCTATTTATGTGCTTATGACTGAACCATTATTTACCGCAATATATAATCGTTATTTGGCAACGACATTAGCAGATAAAATTACTGCCCTCTACAACACAGAGGCAGATGAGGAAGCAGTATATCCTTATGGTACGTTCTCACTTGTCAGTGATGTTCCAGATTGGACATTTGATGAGAACTTTGAGAATTGTATTATCCAATTTAAGCTATTTAGTAAAGCAGATACTTGTAGTGAGATTATTGCTGCTGTTGTGGCATTGAAGGCGGCATTTGATTTCTTTGATTTAGTAGTTGCGGGTTATTCAACTATTAGTCTAACAAGAATGACGGGCAACCTTGTTCGCGTTGAGAAGGTTTGGCAATATAATGTAAGTTATCGTATTGAAATACAAAATGATTAATTAGGAGAATGATTATGACAGTTAAAGCTGGGTATAAAGGTGCTGTATGGTACGGCACAGATTACAAAATTGCATCGGGAAATTGGACATATAGCGGTGAGACCCGCAATATGCAGGACATTGACGAGTTTCAAGACGAGATAGTGAAACAACTTCCTCTGCAAATAGTAGGTGGTGACATTACAATAACTGGGAATTATCTTCTGGACCAGGATACGGGTCAGAAGCAACTCAAGGTTGACTTTGATGCTGCAACGGAAATTACAAACCTGCGGTTATACACCGACAAGACTAATGCCGTCTACATGACTCCGAAAGCCGGGTCACATATGATTGTGACCAATGTGAACAACGTGGGTGATGATAAAAGTGGTGTAGGTACAATCACAGCTACGTTGCATGTCAATGGTGAGTTGGAGCAAGTTGGTTCAACGACCGCTGCCGCTGTTGCGACTCTTGGTGAAATTGACAATACTTATGGTGCAGGTAATACTGGCCAAGTGAGCTTCTGGGGTGAGTTAATTCACCGTGGTGGAGAAGCTGGCGATATTGAATGTTACTTCGAGTATGGTCTTACCGAAAGTTTCGGCGACACAACCTTCGCATCTGAGACGACATTCTCTACTCCCGACAAGGGTGAGTATGATGCCGATTCAGCAGCAGACCTGATTACGGATACGCCTACGCTTTATTATTATCGTGCGGTAATCAAACTTGCTGACACTACTTTGATATATGGCGAAACAAAGTCGTTCACTACTCTTAATTATGGAATTTCAAGGTAAAGTAACTGGTATTTGGTTTAATTTTATAGAAGAAAGTCCCGAACTCGGTAGTGTTTGTTTACGCTTGCCTACTTCTGAAGAATATGAGGAAATTCGCAATCTTACTGTTAAGCCTGGCAAACCAGATTACCATAGAGGTCAGCGATACGAGACTGAGAAAACCAACGAAATACTTTCCCGGAAACTTTCATTGCGAAAATTCATCGTTGATTGGAAAGAGGTTTCTTTAGACGGACAGGTAATGGATTGTACCGATGAAAACAAAGAAAAGATGATTAAGGTTCAGGATTTCCAATTATTCATCGGGGTATGTATCGAGAAATTAGTTGACGGCAATAAAACCATTGAAGAGGCCAGAGTAAAAAACTCCGGAAGTTCTGTCAATGGCGATTCGGCGTAAGGGGGAAACTCTGTGATAGGTGGAACAAAGACCCTGATTGTTCAACATTATATGGTTCAACTGAACCACCCTGCGAAGATTGTATCGTTGAACTGGATGAAGGGAATTACAAGGCCTGGCAACTGTGGAATTTGTGCAGTAGCCAGGTTCTTAGGGCGGGTATGGACGGAACTGTTGTAGCATTGGATTTACAAGCAGCTATTTCGATAGTAGAGTTTTATAATGAAGGGCAAGAGATGTTTGATAAGATGCTTCTCATTTGGGGAATTGCTCAGGAATTGAGGGACAAATGAATTTCTTGACAGCAGATGTTGCAATCATAGTGGATGCAAGTAAGTTACCTCAGCAGCTTGCCAAGGCTGAACGTGCGGTAAAGAAAACAGCTATGTCCATGCAAAACTCTTTCAAGCGGATGGGCGTAATATCTACTCGTATTTTTACTAAAATGACACATCTTGCTAAGTTAGCCGCTATAGCTATTTTAGCTGCGGGGGTTGCTTCCGTTAAATTTGCTATGGATGCTCAAGAATCCGAGAATCTTTTTGAGGTTTCTATGGGCAACATGGCCAGTGCCGCCCGTGCATGGTCAGAAGAATTATCCGATACTCTATATCTTAATGCCTATGAAGTGCGTAAGAATATAGGTGTTTTCAATGCGATGTTTGATAGCATGGGTTTGGGAGAAAAAGCAGCTTATGGTATGGCGACAGGTTTAACTCAATTGGCCTATGATATGGCTTCATTTTATAATCTTAAACCTGCGGAGGCTTTTCAGAAACTTCAAGCTGGTATCACTGGAGAAGCTGAACCACTCAAGAGATTAGGGATTCTCCTTAATGAGACAACTGTTAAACAGTATGCCCTAAATAATGCTATTGGAGATGGGATTGGGAACCTTACTGAACTGGAAAAAGTCCAAGCTCGTTATGGACTTATTCTAAAACAAACCAAAAAAGCACAAGGCGATTTAGAGAGAACACTAAAAAGTTCTACTAATGTTTTCCGTTCACTCTGGACTATAATTGAATATACTGCAACGTCTATCGGAACAGAACTTCTTCCTATGGTAACTGAATATGGTTTAGCAGTACGAGATTGGCTGGAAGGGAGCAAAGAGGAAATTACTGAATGGGCGGGAGTTTGGGCGGAGAAAATTGAGGGGACTATTGATTGGTTTTTCAAATGGAGAATGGAAATTGGTTATACTATCGCTGCCCTTGGTGGTTTAGTTATAATTACCAAAATCACTGGTTGGATTTTAGCTCTGAAAGCTGCTGTGTGGGGGGCATCAATAGCTACAGGTGCCTGGGCAGCCAGTTGGGTTACTTTAGCGGGAGCGGCTTCAGTAGCGGCAAAAGGGTATACATATTTGGGGCGTTCATTTCCTTATTTAGCAAAGCAAGCAGCGACAGAGGCAGGTTTATTAACGCTCACACTTGCTCGCCTTAAATCATTGCTCCCGATATTAGGAAAATCTGTACTCGCCGTTGGTGCAGCTATGGCAGCTTGGCAAATAGGAAAAGTTGTGAAAGGTTTATGGGAGTATAACAAAGCTGTAGATAATATAGCTGATACTCACGAAAGATTAGAGAAGGTGATGCGGAGGCGTGAATTAGAGCGACGGGTAGGTATCTCATCATTAGTCATTGAGGCTAAAAAGTATGCAGAAATCTTAAAAGCCCAAGGGGTACTACCAAGTGGCTGGGAGGGAATGACACCAGTTCCCGGATTTGATAAGAGAGAGGAATTTGATGCCCTTTTTGCAGAACAAAAAATAGAGCGTCAAAATGAACTCAATCAATTATTGGTAGAAGAAATTAAAAATCGTAACACGCTAACCAATACAGCATTTGAAAATTATGATGTGATGAGGTCGGCTCTTGAATTTGAACTTGACCATCTTGGTGAGATGGATGAATTGCGGGAACGTGCTATTACTTTTGCTGAAGTAGAGGCTGAAACTCAAGATATGCTTAATCTTTCTATGGAAGAACGGAATCAAAAACTACGAGAATATATGGAGTTATTCGATGAGTTACAAACTAAACAAGCAAGTTTCACTCATAATATCAAACAATGGATGAACCTACAAGCTGATTGGGGTAAGGCCCTTGCTCAAATAGTTACAGGGGCTTTTAATACTATGGGGGATAAACTTGCTGATAGCCTCTTGGGTATGGCAGTGGACTGGAAAGCCTTTGGCCGAATGTTTATCAAACAAATTATGGCAATGATTATAAAATTGCAGATATTGCTTCTTTTTCAAATGCTTACGGGAACAGCGGGTGGCGGTAAAGGTAAGGGAGCACTTGCTTCGGCTCCTGTGCAACCTGCTGGGCAAACAACATTTACTTACCCAGGAATGGCTGAGGGTGGAAAAGTTACACAAACAGGATGGGCTAAAGTTGATAAGGGGGAAGTGTTCTCTGGTGTGAATAACGAACAAGGATTTGGTGGAACTATTGTTAATATCTCCGATTACGCTGGTGTTGATATTGAAGTCAATGAATACAAAGAATCAGATCAGCGAATTGTCGATGTGACAATGCGGGCTGCGGCAGGGGATGGTTCATATCGTAGGCAACATAAAATAGGATAAAAATTATGGCAACTTTTCCGGTACTCTCAAGAAGTCCAGGTTCCAAAGGCTTTACAGAAGAATTAAATAAAAATACTGTGCGGGTAGCGAGTAGGGCAAGTGGATTACCAGTGCTCAATAAACTATTCACATTTGATGGTAAGACCTGGAAATTCACATTGTATCTTGTATCACAAACAGATAAAGAGTCTGTGATTACTTTTTATAAAGCAAATTGTGATGTACCTTTTGATTGGAGTAATACACAAGAAACTGCTCCGATTACTTATGAGGTTATATTTGCTCGTCCACCGAAATGTACGTTAGATAAAGTAAAAGATAGATGGCGTATTGTCAATACGTTTATACAGTATTCACCTCTTTAACAGGAGATTAACATGGGAAGTTTTGGAAATTTTTTCGAGTTAGTATGCTTAGATCTTTTATTCGCAGCTACAACCTATATCGGTCTCAAGACTGGCGACCCGCTGGATGATAATTCAGGGGGAACGGAACCTACTGACCCCACTGGTGCATACGAGCGTATTACATCAATAGCAGGAGACTGGGAAGCTGCTGCGGCTGGCGAGATTAAGAATGATGAGATCCAGGAGTTTGCAGAATCATCTGCCGCATGGTCTACAGGTGCAACACCTCTGACACACTTTATAATTATGGATGCTATTACAGGGGGTAATATGCTGGCTCACGGGTCACTTACTACTCCGAGGGCTGTCAATACCTCTGGTATAGTTTTAAGATTTCCAGTTGGTGAGTTGGTTGTTGCTTTAGACTAATAAATTAGGAAGTTAAATCATAATGGCTGATTGGATTGGAATAAATAGTTCTCATTTAGATAGTTATTGTGGGTATACTACTACTCATACACTTGAGAGAGCTTTGGATGGTGATGATTATTGGGCACATTATGAAACCGAAACACATTCAGGTGTTTTCGACCTCGGTTATATTTTTAATGTAACAAAAGTCAGAGGACGCTCTGATTCTGGGTATGACCCAATAGAAGTAGACATCTATGTTTCTATTGATGGAATAAATTGGGGGGTAGCAGTTGCTTCTGGAATAAATACTTGGGTTGATACTGCTATATGGCAAGAGGTAAATACGACACCTAAAGCAGGTCGATATGTAAAATTTGAAGTTATAGATACGGAAGATGCAGTTAATAACCATATAGCATTTGGTGCATCTGGGTCATTTCAAATTTTTGATGTTTATGTTGAAGCAGTTGCGGGAGAGGAATTAAATGGAGTAGTTTCCGCAGAAAGTTCACTGAGTGGCAACATAAAAACCACAGAATCATTAACTGGTTTAGTCACAACGGGATCTTCTGCTGTTGGCGACCTGGGAATGATTATAGCTTTAGAGGGTTCAAGT